CGAGATTTAAAAGTAGTAGCCAAGCAGCATTCGCCGGAGGCGTTTCGGTTTTTGTTAGAAACGATGCGCAATAAGGAGGCGGCGATTCAGCATAGGTTGAGCGCGGCGTCTCAGATTTTAGATCGCGGATGGGGTAAGCCGTCGAATCACACTGAGGTTTCGGTTAACGTTTATGAGAAGTTGAGCGACGCTGAATTGGTAAAGTTTATTAGTGGTGTAGAGATAGAGGGCGAGGTTATTTCTGAAGAGGCAGATGAGGAAGAGCAGAGTTGAGTCTTCACTTTGACATTGACCCTAGGAGCTTGCTTCGGCTTCCGCGCCATATATTGGTTGCGAAGGCTGAGGCTAAGAGCGTTTTGGAGGTCAGGGTTTCAAGAGAAGAGTGTGAGGAGTCGTTATTTGAATTTATTAAGCAGGCGTGGCATGTAGTAGAGCCTGTGCAGCCGTATATTGAAAATTGGCATATAAGTTTTATTGCTCATCATTTGCAGGCGGTAACGGACGGAGAGATAAATCGGTTATTGATTAACGTTCCGCCGGGCATGATGAAGTCATTATTGGTTAACGTATTTTGGCCTGCTTGGGAGTGGACAAAGAATCCGGGTTTGCGTTATGTTTGTACGGCGCACAGTCAAAACCTGGCTATTCGTGATTCTACTAAGATGCGCCGATTAGTTCAGTCAGATTGGTATCGCCGCCGTTGGGGCGATAAGGTTGTGTTGACGGGCGATCAAAACGCTAAGACAAAGTTTGAGAACACCGCAACGGGTTTTCGCGAGGCAGTAGCGTTTGAGAGCATGACAGGCGTTAGAGGCGATCGAGTAACGATCGACGATCCGCATAGCGTGGATAGTGCTATGTCGGATATTCAACGTCAGACGACGATTGATACGTTTTTAGAAGCGGTGCCTACGCGTTTGACGAATCCCGCGACGAGCGCGATTGTCGTTATTATGCAGCGCTTGCACACGGACGATGTGTCCGGCGTTATATTGGAAAAGAATTTAGGTTACACGCATATTATGTTACCTATGGAGTTTGATCCGGAGCGTAAGTGTGTCACGGACCTCGGCTTTGAAGATCAACGCGAATACGAAGGCGAGTTGTTATTTGAAGCACGCTTTCCTCGCGAGGTTGTAGAGCGCGATAAAGCGGTCATGGGCCCTTGGGCTGTAGCGGGTCAGTTCCAGCAGTCTCCGTCTCCTAGAGGCGGCGGAATAGTCAAGCGCGAATGGTGGCAGCTTTGGGATGACGAGAGCGCGCAGGCTAATGGTGTTGCGTCGGCAAGTAAGTATCCGCCGATGGATTACATTATTGCGTCGCTAGACGGCGCGTATACGTCTAAGCAGGAGAATGATCCTTCCGCGTTGACTATTTGGGGCGTTTGGCAAAAGGGCGGACAATCAGCGCGCCGGATATTGAGCCGCACGGGAGAAGTGTCGGACGTCCTTGACGAGCGCGACACTATTCCTTGCGTTATGTTGATGCATGCTTGGGAGAAGCGCCTGCCTATTCACGGGCCGGATATTGAGCGCATGCCGGGCGAGACGGATGTAGCATTTAGAAATCGTCAGTTGCTGGCTTGGGGCTTGGTTGAGCACGTCATTGACACGTGCAATAAGTATAACGTTGATATGTTGTTGGTTGAGGCTAAAGGTCCGGGTCTTTCGGTCGCGCAAGAGATTGAGCGGCTGAATAAAACTAATAGCTGGGCAGTGAGGTTGGTGAATCCGGGCAACGCGGATAAGGTAGCGCGGGCTTATGCGGTTCAACCGACGTTTAGTAACGGGATAGTTTATGCGCCGGATAAGACGTGGGCGGATAAGGTTATAACGCAGTTCGAACAGTTTCCTAAAGCAAAGCATGATGACTTGGTGGACTCTACTACGCAGGCGTTGAAGTATTTGCGCGAGCATAACTTGATCCGCAGGCCAGAGGAGATACTTGCGGATATCAAGTTTAGCGCGGCATACAAGCCTAAGACAAAGGCGGTGTATGATGTGTAACGCTGGCGTAGCTCAGTTGGTAGAGCACCGCTCTTGTAAAGCGGATGTCGCAAGTTCGATTCCTGCCGCCAGCACCATAGGTTTATAATGAAGACCCTTTGCGAAATAGAAGAGCGATCCGACGCCATTCGCGAAAGAATGAATAAGGTTTTGCTTGAGATCGCTAAATGTGTAGAAGGGAATGAAGGTCGCGGACTAGAACTCGCTGAAGAGCTTTCTGCGTTAGTTCTTGAATCAAAAATGTTAAACACCAATCTTGTTTACTTTCGTGAGATGGCTGAGCAGCTGATCAATAGTCCTTGCTCCGGGCCGCATTAGGATTTCAATTATGGATGACCCCCGTTTTATTAAAGCGCCCGCGCCTGATACGCCAGCATTGCCGGGCAGTGAAACTGTTGATTTGTCTGATTTAGATATAGTTACTAAAAAGCCAGACGCATTGGTAATAGATCTTCCTGATGGCTCAATCAATATTAATTTCGGCGGCTTTGGATTTGCGCCGTTAGACGACGAAGCGTCTGATCATGACGCCAACTTAGCAATGTTTGTAGATGGCGGAACGCTGGGCGGTATCTCGGATGATCTTATTCGTTTGATAACGGATGACATTACCCGCCAAGAGCAAAGGTTACAGGACGTTGTCAAGGGAATTGAACTTTTAGGTATCAAACTTGAAGAGCCAAGATCAGAACCTAATGAAGAAGGCATATCAGTTGTCAAGCACCCGCTCTTATTGGAAGCCGTTCTTAGATTCCAAGCCAATGCGCGTGGAGAACTGCTACCGTCCGACGGTCCTGTTAAAGTTGCGAATGAGGGCGATGGCACACAGCAAATGGACGAAGAAGCGCGGGAGCTTGAGGAAGACTTCAATCGTTACCTCACGACGGGTGCTCCTGAGTATTACCCAGACACGGACAGGGCCTTCTTTTCACTGGGACTTAGCGGTGAGATTTATAAAAAAGTTTATTGGCACCCGCTCAAAAGACGTCCTGTCAGTGAGACAATCGACCGTAAGGACATTATTCTCTCGGACGGAGCTGTTTCACTTGAGGCTTGTGGCCGGATCACGCACCGCTCGCGAATGCGTCCAAGCGTCGTTAAGCAAATGCAACTTGCCGGAGCGTGGCGTGAGACACCGCTGACGTCTGGCGTGATCACTCCGGATTTAAATGTTGTCGATCGCAAGCTGGATGAGATTGCTGGCTTGATGTCGAAAATGAATATCGGCACTATGGAAGAAGTCGATAGGGAAATTTACGAGTGTTATTGCGAATTAGACTTAAAGGGATTTGAACATAAGGAAGACGGTGAGGAGACAGGGTTGCCGCTCCCATACCGCGTGACGATTGATAAGGATTCGCGGCAAATTCTCGAGATCCGCCGTTGGTGGGCGGAGGGAGATCCTTCCTATGTCAGACAAGAAGTCTTCGTTGAATACGTTTTCGTTCCGGCGTTTCCGGGCGTCAACCTTGGTTTGCTTCACATTTTGGGAAATGCTTCGCGGGCTCTCACGGCTGCTTGGCGCATTGCTCTTGATAACGGGATGCTGGCTAATTTTCCTGGCGGAGTCATGGCTCGCTCCACGGGGAAGCAGCAAACGACCAACATTCGCGTCGGACCTGGACAAGTAGCGCCAATGGACGTTGATGGCGTGCCGTTGAATCAGGCGTTTATGCCGTTGCCTTATCGTGACGTTACGGGCGGCTTTTTGCAGTTGATCCAGAACGTAGAGCAGGTTTCTAATCGCGTAGGCGGCACGGCTGAGACGGCAGTAGGCGAGGGCAGGAATGACGCCCCTGTGGGGACGACGATTGCCTTGATTGAACAAGCGCAGAAGGTAGTAAGCGCGGTTCACAAGCGTATGCACAATGCACAGCAAAAAGAATTTGCGTTACTGAAGGATTTATTCCGTCGTGATCCGCAGGCTTTGTGGCGCAATAATAAGAACCCAAACTTTCAAGGCGATTTAGAGCGCCTGAAGGCAGCGTTGGATAATAATGACATTATCCCTAAGGCTGATCCTAATACGTCTAGCCAGACAATGCGCATTCAGAAGGCGATAGCGGTTTATACGCTGGCTCAGCAGAATCCTACGGCGTTTGATCAGAAGGCGGTATATCAGCGTATCTTTAATATGATTGGCATTGATGACGCGCAGGGCTTGTTTAACAATAATCCTCCTGGGCCGCCGCCGGTTGATCCTGTCCGCCAAATGGACGCTCAGGCGAAAATGGTAAATGCTCAGGCGAAAATGATGGACGCCAATGTTAAGGCGCAGACGGCTCAGAGCGAGCACGGCATTAAAATGGCTGACTTGCAGACTAAGGGCATGGAAGTCGCCACTAAGCGTCAGGTAGCGCAGGCTGACATTATGGGTAAGGCGCGTGAGCAGCAGGGCAAGTTAAATCTTGAGCATATGAGACTGCAACAGTCGGCTATTGTTCATAAGACAAAGCTGGATCAGGAAGACAAGCATAATGCTTTTGAAATGCAGAAAGAGAATATGCACAAGGCGGCGGACTTGCAGCATGCCCGACAAACGCAGGGTTTGGATTTAGAAGCAGCCCGCAGGCAGCACGCTTTGGAGTTAGCGCATGACGCCCAGCAAGCGGCAGCTCAGCGTTTGCATGACGTAGCGCAGGCTAATCGAGAGTCTCAGTTGGCAGAGCGCGCGCAGTTTCTTAATAAAGAAGATACTTAATATGTCCCCTAAATCTTATAAAAATATCTATAAACAAATAATGCTTAGAGCAAAAGGACGCGTATTTGTGCGCGGAAAGTATGAACGTCATCATATAGTTCCTAAAGCATTAGGTGGTTCAAAGAATAAGAACAATATTGCGATTTTAACATATCGGGAACATTTTTTAGCGCATTGGTTGCTAACAAAATTTTTAAAAGGTTTGCGTTTAAATAAAATGTATTTTGCGCTTTGGCGTATGATTTGCGTTAATAGCGACCATAAAACCCGTTTAATTACAAGCTGGCAATATTCTTTGGCGAAAGAAATTAGCTCAAAAGTTATGATGGGAAATAAGTTTGGGCAAAATCCTTCGGAGTCAACCCGCAGAAAAATAGGTGAGGCAAGCGCCAGATACATGCGCGGTAAAAAAAATTCTCTTGGATATAAGCATACTCCAGAACAAAGAGCGAAAAAATCTGGATCAAACCATTTTAGAGCTAAGGCTGTTTGGTGTAAAACCGATAACAAAAAATTCGATACGGTTAGCGAGGCTGCCAAATTTTATGGCATAAAAAGTCAATGTATTTCAAGAGTATGTAGGGGAGAGCGGAATTCAACTATAGGGCGATCTTTTGAATATATTGCAAAGGAAATGAACAATGCCTTATAAAACTCCCGCCTGGCAAAGAGCTGAAGGTAAATCTAAATCTGGCGGCCTCAACAGTAAAGGCCGCGCTTCTTTGAAGGCCGAAGGGCATAATATCAAGCCACCTGCCCCTCATCCAAAAACTGAGAAAGACGCCAACCGAAGAAAATCATTTTGCGCAAGAATGTCTGGCATGCCTGGCCCAATGAAAGACGACAACGGCAAGCCAACTAGGAAGGCGCTTTCATTACGCGCTTGGAACTGTCACGCCGACGGCGGTAGGGTGAAGAAAGAAGGCGGCAAAGCTGAAGGATCGGCGAGCCATATTCGTCTTGATAAAGCCCCGCGTGGTAAGAAGTCATGAGCAAAGAAATCTGGGACAAGCCACGCCCTAAAGGATTAGGAAAGCCGCATCATTTATCGTCTAAGCAGAAGGCAAGCGCCAAGGCGTCAGCTAAGGCAGCGGGCAGGCCGTATCCGAACCTAGTAGATAATATGCGGGCGGCGAGGGAAGACGGCGGCCCCGTTCAATACGACACCGGCCCTAAGCCCGGCGAAGCAACGTTACGCCCTTACAATCCTACGCTACCTGAGCGATTTAAAAACTATTTAATGGGCACAAACACCGCCAAGCCCAGTCCTGAGCGCAGACACTTTGTTGAAGGATTAACCGAAGCTGTGGGCATGGCTCCGGGCGTAAGTAACGTATTAGCAGGAGAGCGGTTAGCTAATGCGGTAGCTGCGGACGATTTATTAGGCGCAGGCGCGGCGGCGGTAGGTATGATCCCCGGCGTAGGCAAGTATGTAGGCAATAAGGCATTACAGCAAATTCAAAAGCGCATGTTTGCTGACGGGGGCAATGTTATAGCGGACGCTTTGCGGCTAGCGCACAGGCGTGTAGGTTATGACGACGGCGGTAGCGTAGGCAATCCTGTTCCTGCTGACGGCGCAGCACCGCCTTCTTCTGATGGGTGGAACTGGCAAAACAATTATGATCAGTTTGGGTTTAATTTACCACGTCAAGGCGGTAGTCCTCAGCCTGATCAGCCGACAATGCCACAGTATGACGGCGGCCATTATGTAAACCCTGCTCAGCCTCAGCCCGGAACGCCGTCTTCTGGATTTGGTGGCTTAATAGGAAATGATTATCAGAATTATCATGGCATGCAGCCGGATCAAGGCGCGGATAATTATTGGCAGGCTCAGCTTAATTCGGGGGCAATGACGCCTAGCCAAGTTCAGTCAGGCATTCAGAACTCTTCGGATTTTAAAAACCCTCAGTCATCAAATCCGCAGTTTATAACTAATGAGTATCAACAAGATCTGGGACGCTCTCCAGATCAAAACGGAATGCAATATTGGTTAAGCCAGTTAAATTCCGGAGCAATGAACCAGCAGCAAGTTGCAGACGCTATGCGACTCGCTCAACGCCGCGGGAACGGTTTAAAAAACGGTTCCGGAATATTTGGATAGGAAGCCATGTATAATCCATATCAAGACAATCCAGAAGTAGCTGACGCTTTGCGTTTAGCCCAGCGCCGCACAGCGCCTCTTCGCTTGCATCAGTCGTTGGCCCGCACGGGTTATGATGACGGCGGTTCAGTAGCGCCGCAGTCTCAGCCGTATATGGCGATGGGCGCAGGCGCATTGGGACAGAATTTTGATCCTAGTGGCATTATAGCGCCTTCCCGTTCTTCAATGGGGGCGGACATGCAGCAATCTCAAACTAATTATAAAGCAGGTGATACGCCGCCTATTCCGCAGGGCAATCCTTTTGGAACGCCATATGCGGGAACGTATTATACAAACCAAGCGCCACCACCTCCTTCACCTGAAATGCTTCAGCTTTTGCGTCAGCGGAAGCCGAAAATGAATTTTATGGGAATGGGAGCAGGGGCTGTTCAACCTCAAATGGGTAGCCCTCCTTCCGGCAGTCAGCAGCCGAACATGAATTTTATGTTGGGCGCAGGGGCGGGGCAGCCTGCAATGGGCGGCCAAGATATTCCACCTCCAGGCAGTTTTGCTGTAGATCAAGGCGGCCCGTGGGGTCCTGGCGGACAGCCGGATCTTAGCGGTGGCCGTGATTATGCTCAGCAATATAGCTCCTCTGACATTCCCCAAGTACTAAAAGATCTAATGTCTGGTAAGATTGCCCCTCCATCCGGTGGCGGCGGTAACGGACAATTTAATCCGTTTCAACAATATAATGGGCCTCCAAGTCAATTGACGGTGCCTCCTCAAGGTTCGCCTTCAAGCCAGAATAATCCTTCAGACGGCGGGTTTGGGCAATTATTGAGCATGATGGATCCGCAGACAAGGGCTTCAATGTTCCCGCAGTATCAGCAGCCATCAGGTTATCAGCCTGCTCCTGCTGTTCCTGGCTCAGGCCCGGCATTTAAAACGGATACTCAGCAACCGTAATCATATAGTTATGGTTTGGATCAATAGGAAATACGGTTATGCATAACGACGTCAAATACGCTTTACGTTTAGCAAAAAATAAAGCTGGGCAGCGCCGTAAATATGCTGTGGGCGGAAATCCTACGGATTTGACTACAGCATCTCCTTTAACAATGGCAGCGCCTACTACGGCGCAGCCGCAGGATTTGAATTCTCAAATATCTAATCTTGCAAATCAGTATTTAGGTAACTTAGATCCTACAGTAACGTCTTATATTGGAAATCAAGTAAATCAAGGCAAATATACCTTGCCACAGGTTCAGAATTGGTTTCAAACTCCTGAAGCGCAAAGCTGGTATGCGTCTTTTAACAAACCAGCATCTCCTACGGCTTATGATCCTGGTCCTACTACTGGGAATAGTGGCGGCTCAAATCAAAGTCAGTCTATGCAATATTATCAGGGCCTGATTAATTCTGGTTTTAGCCCTGATCAAGCAACAAACATTATTAATTCTGGTGGTGACGTTAGTTTTTCACCCGTAGTAGCGAGCGATAATTCTGATTCAGCTAATTTACAGAATTATTATACACAAGTAACTGGCCAAAAATTAACTTCAGATCAAGTAAATGAATTAAATTCAGCACTACAAAATAAAACATATACGCCACAGCAAATAGAAAATACGTGGCAAAATTCTGATATGGCAAAAACGTATGATACCAATACGTTAAACTCAATGGTTAGCGATTTATCGGGTGGACAATTAAGTCCGTCAGATATGCAATCTCTCGTTAGTCAAATTCAATCTGGCAATATGAGTTTAAATGACGTTGCGTCTTATCTTGGCCAAACAGCACAAGGCGCGCAAGGCTATTGGAATAGCTATAACGGAGCTAATTTAAATACGTCGGTTCCACAAAATACTGTAGGCCCAAATGATTTTGCGGCAGGAACAAATGTCAGTGGAAATGTTCAGAACGCAAGCATTATAGATCCGTCCATAAAAGCTTTATCCCCCTCTGTTCAGCAAGCTATTGCAGATATGGGAGGATATGGTTATTCGCCAACGGCTATTTCGAGTTTATTATCAAACCAAGGCTATAACATACCAGCGAATGCCATACAGAACTCAATGTATGGTTTGTTGTCTTCTCCGGCAACACCGGCGGCGTCAACTGGTGCGGGTTCTAGTGAAGGAACGCCGAGCACAGGCGGCAGTTTAAGCACAACTGGCACGCCAATAAGCACAGGGACATATACGAACCCAACAACTAATGTCAGCACCGGCGTTCCTAACGCCAGCATGATTGATTCGTCTATTCAGTCATTGCCGTCTAATGCACAGCAAGCGATTGTGGATATGAGTAGCTATGGCTATTCGCCGTCTACGATTTCTACTTTATTAAATTCTCAAGGTTATAATATTCCGGCTAATGCTATTCAGTCTTCTTTATACGGACTGATTACGCAGAGTGGAAACAACACAGTTGGCGCAAATGATTTTGCGGGAAATATTACCTCGGCAAATGGTTTAGGGCAGACACCAGCGGGAATGCCAACAGATCCGGCGTCACAAAATATTGTTCCGTTAAATCAACCAACGACTATGGTTGATGAACCAACAACGCCAGGTGTCATTCCTAATGTCATACAACCTCAGCAAACGCTTCCCGATATTAACATTACGGGTAAGCCGGGGGCTATAGTTGATCAGCCAACATCTCCTAGCGGTATCCCAGAGGTTATGCAGCCGCAGCAAACGCTGCCAGCTATTAACATTTCGGGTAAGCCTGCGGCTATCGTCGATCAGCCCACTTCGCCTAGCGGTATTCCCAATGTAATGCAGCCGGAAACACCTGCGACGGGGAGTGTAAGCACAGGTCCGACAACAACTCCTGCACCCACCAATAATTCTATCGGAGATACGATAGGTAATGTAGCCTCTAATATCGGCAGCGCGTTAGGTAATGCAGCAACTGGTGTGGGTAATGCTGTTGCGGGCACACCAAATCTTTTAGGGCAGTTATCGACGGCCGTTCAAAATTTAGCTCAACCGGCAATGAACGCAATTGGGAATCTTCCCGCGTCTATCGCAAATGCTGTCGGCGGGGCAAGTCTTGTAGACGGGAACTTAAAATTTAATTCTGTAGGCGGTTTTGACACAGGGAAATTAACCGGGGCGTTAGCTGGGGCGCAACAAGCGGTAAGCAACGCAGCGGCGCAAGCGGCTAATTTTATTAATTCAAATCCATTGACGCCTGAACAACAGCAATATTTGCAACAAATGTCGGGCCAGGAGACGGGCGTTCAAAAATCAGTAAATGCGGCATTAACAGCACAATCTGGAACAGGGCCTTCGGGACCATTTCAGGTTTCAAATTCAACGGGTAGAGCATTTAATAAGCAAATAGGAATAACTGGCCTTACCCCTGCTCAACAAGATTCTTTAAAAACAAATACAAGCCCAGCAGGAAATGTTATTAATTATGCACAAGGGGTGGCAAGCGTCGTCACCAATTCAAATTTATTAAAACAAGCAGGTTTGCCCGTTAATAGTGAAAATCTTTATTCTGTTCATAATTTGGGTGCGGGGGACGGAATTAAACTGGCCAAAGCCGCTCAAAACAATCCAAATGCTTTAATTACAAATATTGGTTTGCAACCAAACTCTTACAATCTTAACAGAGGTTTGTATTTTAGCAATGGCAAGCCTGTGACTGTTTCTCAGGCAATGCAAAATATTAAAAATCAATTAAATAACAGTGCAAAAAATGCACAAGGCGTTCAAAATGTTAATGCTTTGCAAACTGGGGCTACAACGGGTGCCAAGCCAGATGTTAAAGTTCCGCCAAATATACCTACAAGCACAGTACCAAACGATCCAAATGCAGTTCAAAACGCTCTTGGAAATTTAAATACGACTGTAGGAAATCAGATAATCCAGCAGACGCAGGGATCTACGGCGCAAACGGGTTTCCCGACAAGCAATGTTCCTGGATCTGATGCGCAAGGCACTTTAGAATCTTTACCCAGTGTAAATTCTGGGTCTATTTCTACAGATCCAAATGCGGGAGCCCCATCAGATCAAGGAGCAGCGTTAAGCGGCGATGGCTCGCAAATGGTGGCGTCAACATCTACTATTCAAGTTCCCGTTCAGATTTCGGTTCCCAAAACGATAACTGTTCCGGGGCAAATGAAAACGTTTACGGGGCCGGATGGTAATAGCATTAGCTATCAAGAGCCTGCGACAACTAAAACCGTCATGACGACGCAGACGCAAATGCAGTCGAAGGACGTAACGACGCAAGTTCCGGCGTGGCAAAAAGAAGGATTTCAATCGCAGGCCGATTATCAAGCAGCGGTAGATAATGGCAACACCAGCGCCAGCCAGTATTATGCTTCCCCTGAATATGCGCAGGCACAGCAAGAGCAGCTAGATGCGCAAGCTCAAGATGCTGGGTGGAGCAGTTATGCAGATCAACAAAACGCTGCAGGACAAGGATGGTCAACTCCTGCTGAAGAAATGGCGTGGAATGACGCAACGACAGGGGCTAATTTTTTTGGCGATAGCTGGTCCGGCATGGATTCTGGCGCAACTGGCGGTCGCATGACGATAAACAAGTTGCGTAATAAAGCATTAAAAGTAGCGGACAGGCTAACTCGTAGCAAAAGAGCTAGTGGCGGCAAAAATCTTAATCCGTATAGTTTTGTTACGCCCGACAGAGCAAAAAAGAATTCTATTTTAGAGTATAATCGTTTACATCCTAAATCTTACGAACAGCAAAAAGCAGAAGCAGAAGAATTGGCTAAACGTAAGCCTGTAGATGAATGGTATGAGCCATGGTCAAAAAAAGAAGATCGCGGCAAAGCCATTTACCCGGAAGATTATCAAAAAGGTAATTTGGGGTTGGGCCAATACGCCATGAAAAAAGGCGGGGCAGTGGAAGACGCTTTACGCCTTGCTAAACGAAGAAAGAGTGCACGATGAAACAGAAAATTAATCGTCACTTACACATCATCAAACAGAATAAAAAGACAACGTTTGTTGGCTTAGCTATTCTTGCAGGAACAGGCGTAAAATGGGGATTAGGCGCAGCTAGTCCGTCTGACATTCCTGCAATTGCGAGTTCGCTTGTAGAAGTTTTAATCGGTGTTGGGTTAATTGTAGCCAAGGATTATGATTACTCAACGCCCAAGAATCCGCCTAGTGCTTAGGCAATGTCACTCTTAGTTGGCCACTAAGAGTTTTAAAATCCTATCGAGCGCTTCAATAGGTATCTCGATCCTATAGGAAAATGGAAATGGCACACGAATACAAAGCAGAGGCCAAATCTCTGCAGGAAAAAAAGTTAAAGGCGTATAAGTCAGGTGAAGAAGGCGAAGCCAAAAATTGGGCTGGATTTCCTGCGCTTAATACGAATAAACAGGCTGGTCTGCGTCCTTTAAATAAGGATCCAGAACTGTCAAAAGACACCGCTGAAAAGATTATGCGTAAGAAGGGTGGCCGCGTTACAGGCGCTGCTTCTTTGAAGCGTTTGGATAAAGCACCCCGCAAAGGCAAAGCTGCGGGCGGCGCTCGCGTTGGCATGATCCCTTCACCCCAGACGCAGCAGGATGAATTTGATTCTCAGGTTCGCGGTATTCCTGGTGATATGGCTCCGGGCACTATGCGTAAGCATGGCGGCAAGATTCAAGATTACGAAGCCCGCAGCCATGAATCTCAAGGCGCTCAGCATCTTCGCCCGCGTGAGGGCCATAAAAAAGGCGGTAGCGCTTATCACGAAGGCCATATGTCCAAGGGTCAAAAATATGGTGCAGCTCGCACTTCAGGTGAAACCAAGGGCGAACTTGATTCGGCTATGCGCGCTTTGAAGTATGGCAATAAAGCAAAGGCTGAAAAAGAACTTGGTCGCGCTCAGGGCCACACGCGCAAGACAGAATATTATACGGGCCGCGCCAAAGGTGGTTCAACTTTTGAAGGTTCACCACGTGATGAGCGCGAAGATAAAAAGCTAGAGAAAAAGTATCATATGACCCACAAAGAGTGGGAAGCATCTGATTTAGACAAGAAGCACGACAAGCAAGAGTCAATGAAAGGACTCAAAAAAGGCGGTGCTGCTGAGAAATGCTGGGGTGGATCAGCTAAGAAAAAAGGAGGTCGCGTTCACAAGGAAGACGGCGGCCCTCTTGGTGACTTTATTAGTCATATTGGCAGCTTCTTCACGGGCGATGATAATGCGGCCCCACAAGGTAAAGTTGTGGCGTCGGATGCGCGTCCTCGGCCAATGGTTCGCAAGCCTGCTGCGCCTATGGCTCGCCCACGGGTAGCGCCTGTTCCTCCTAAACGCCCTGCGGGCTTGGGAACTCAAACATGGGCTGATCCCGGCGCTATTGAAAATAAAATGCGAAGAGCAATTCCTGGCGCAGTGTCAGAAAATGTTCCATTACCACCTAAACGCCCTGCAGAGTTTACCCGTCCTCGTACCGATGATGAATCAACGGGCGCTTTCCTTCGTTCGCAAGGTATTGGCGATAGCGGTATGAAGCGCGGCGGTAGAGCAAAACGCGCTGACGGCGGTATGCTAATGGGTGGCGCTGACGGCTCTTCAGACGGTAAGGCGGCTAAAAAAGGCTCAGGCAAAACGCAGGTTAATATTATGATTGGCCAGCCTCAGCCGCAGGGCCAGAATGTTCCTCCTATGCCGCCAATGACGGCAGGTGGAATGATGCCTCCTCCGCCTCCTATGGGCCCTCCTCCTGGTGCGGGCGGCCCTCCTCCTATGGGCGGGGCTCCCGGTGGTATGCCACCTATGGGCGGTATGCCTCCTGGTGGGGCTCCTCCAATGATGCCTCCTGGCGGCCCCGGTGGCCCACCTCCTGGCGGCATGCCTCCAATGATGCGCAAAGATGGCGGATCAGTTCAGGTGCCGTATCGCAAGGCCACTATGAAAGACGGGTATCTACAAACCAAATTCGGCAATAACGGGTTTGGACGCAGGGAAAAAAGCGAGGCTTATGGCTTAGGGCCTACTAAATCTAAGAATAACTATTAATCATTATTGGCCCTCAGTCGCGCTGATTGGGGGCCAATTTATAAGGACGGACAATTGAATTTAGATTTAAAGCTGTATGAAGAAATTGAAAAAGCTCTTGGCGAGCGCCTTGAGCAAATAGCTTCTGAAGTTGTTTCCGGTAAGCCAGTAGATTATTCCGACTACAAGCTGAGAGTCGGTAAAAT